GAGCCAAGCGACGACGATCTTGTGTAAATAAAAAACCCGCAAAGGCTGTTGGCCGATGCGGGTTTCAGGTAAATGGTGGTGATAGGTTCCACTGAATTTGCTGGGCAAGTTTCAAAAAATATTAAAAGTTACCCCCAAAGTTACCCCCAAAACTTCACTGATACCCAAATACAAAAAACCACCGATCAGGGCGGCTCATTGTAGGGCTTGGTTCAATGTGACTTGTCGGTCTCAATTTGCATCGAACCAGTGATTGTGTTTGTTTTGGGATCCCGCCTGATTTCGGTGCTGGTGACACGCTCAGGCAAACTGAAAACAGCGACCGGAATTGGCGCGGGGTGATATTCAGGGACGGTCCATTTACAGCCAGCCTGACGGCAAGCATTGATTGCTGACACCATCGCGGATATTTGGCGTGATGCCAGTTCGATGTCGGTGTTGACGCTGACGGTCAGCTCAAACAACATTCTGGCCAAGCTGCCAGACATAAACTCAGCCAGCGCCTGATCTGGTTCACTGGCAATGTGCCCACCGTCCCTCGCGACCAGGTAGCAGTGGGTGATCATCGCGATTGCTGGCCCGAATAAGTCTCGGCATTTTGCGTGCGTGCGAGACAGTCCATTCACTAGTTCAGCCAGGTCTTCGCCCTGGTTCGATGGCTTCNAAAACTACGCGTGTTGATGAAGGTGTTTGGATGCATTTTTGATACTCTTAAAAAGGTGCCAGCCCATGAGTTTCCATGCCAGGAACTCCCCCAGGCTGGCGTGTGTCAGCAAAGCAGCCGCAATGCCGACACGGGGTTTTCAATTACGCGCCGGTCGATTTGACCCAGCCCAGCGGTGAGACCCAGCCGGTGCCAAAGTCAAGTCGGCATTTGATAGACAAGCCATCAACCTCAAAGCCTTCCTCCTGGAACGTTTGCGGACCTTGAGCACCGTCCAGGTAGCCGTATTCCAGCGCAGACTGGTTGCCTGCCACTAAGTACCAGGCGGTCGCGCTGGTGGCGTCCAGCCGGGGTTCGACCACCACGGTGAGGCTGTACGGTTGCACATTGGCAGCGGCAGCGGGCGTGATGTTGGCCACCAGTTGGCGCGCGGTGTTTTCGAGTGCAGCCGGGACAACCAAGAAGGTGGGCTCCTGGATGACAAAGCCACCGCCAGTTTCCTTTTGCAGACGCATGGCTTTAACTGCGTCGGCCAGGGTCCCAGCAGCCAGCGCGCCGGTGATCAGGCTGCTACGGTCGGCATGGAATAGCGCGCCGCCATCGACCAGTGGCGTGCCGATCAGCTGGCCCACCAGCTCGTCCGCCTCGCGGCGTGCAGCAGATTTGCCAAACTCGGTCAGCAAGCCAGCGAATGCGTCCAGGTCGTCGTTCACCAGCGCTTGACGCGAGAGGCTGACGATGCGACCGTAAGTGGCCAGCGACCAGCCGTTGGCTGCCTCACTGATGCCGCCATAGGTGAACTCGCCGGACTCGTTCACTTTTTCGAGAGAGGGTGCGCCGCCTGGTAAGCGAATCACTGTGCGGGCCTTGAAGTTGGGCAGATTGTTCAACCGTGCCACTTGCTTTAAAACTGCGGGGGAGTCGTCAAAACTTTGCAGCAGCACGCGGCCGGCTGCATTGCCCAGCAGTTGTGGAAAATCTGACGTACCCATGCTGCGGGTCAGGATGGCGTCACGGCCATCGCGGTGGTTGACCGACTGGCCAGCGAGTTCAAGTGCACGAATGGCCAGGCCAGTGCAGTCGGTTGACCGAATGATGTCGCCTTTGGGTTTGCCACCCAGGCGCGCCACCAGGGTCTCGACTAGCATCTGACGCTCGTTGTTTCCAGATTCGCGGTAGGGGGCAATGTTGAGGTGGCCACCAGTGGCGTGGTCGCGTTTGGCCATTTCATTCAAGACGGCCATGTTTGCTTGCTCGATGGTGCTGCAGTCGCGCGACAGGGTGGTGGCCAGCTCGGGCATTTTGTGGCGGGTGCAGAGTTCGGTGATATCAGCGGCCAGGGTGGTAGTGGTTGCGGTCATGGGTTTGCTTTCAGGGTTGGAACGAAAAAAACCGGCATTGGAGTCGGCGGGGACGGACACGATAGAAACCTCGTGAGGTTGCCAGCGGTAGACGGTGCCAGCGGGGGTTTCTGTTGCCGATAGGTGGGCGTATCCAACACTCAGAGAGCGATGGATACCAGCCACCACATCAGCGCGGATTTGTTGCGCTTCGGGGCTGGTGCCAAATCGGATTTGGCCGGTGACCTTTTCACCAGTGGCGCGCAGGTTTTCAACCAGGCCAATGGCCAGCCGGGTGGCATCGTGGCCAGTGATCAGCGGCAGGGGTGCGCGGCTCAGGTCAACACCTGCGGGGGTGCAGTCCAATATCTCCGCGCCACTGGTCCGCATGACCGGGGTAGTGGTGGCGATGGTGCAAGGGATCAGGGCATCGATGGCGGTGGCGGTGCCGGGGTCGAAGCGAAGTTCGCGGGTGAAGGTGTTCATTGCGCCACCTCGGGAAACTGCGACTTGGTCGGGGTGTAGACGGCTTCGCGGGCAGCGTAGGTCAGCAGCATGATGATGCTCAGGGCATCGTCAACGGTGAGGTCTATCACCGTGCTGAAGTTTTCGCCGTGGATCTCCAGCCCCAGTGGTGCGCGCCGCACAGCAAAATTAACCGGCCGCTTCGCGTGATCGACGCTGACAGTTTTTGGGGGTGCCGGTAGCACATTGACTGTGCCGTCAGGTCGGATTTGGAAGTAGGGTTTTGAGTTCATGGCCTGATCGTAAAAACACGTCAGGCTTTGACATATGGTTGTTTTTTAAGTCAGGCTTTGCGGCCTTCTGTAGTGTCGCCGTCAACGACACGCAAGACTTGACGCATTGATTTTGGAAGAGTCCCGCCAAATTCTTCGTGCAGTCGCATGACGTAGCCAAACACCTCGGCCTCGGTCACGCGTGCGTCTGGTGGGGTGCGCAGTAGTTGCGCCGTCTGCTCGGCGCGGCCGGTCTTGGATGTGGCTGGCATCGCCTCGTAAATCGCTCGTATTGCCTCGTTTCGGTGGGTGGACTGCTCTAGTCGCAACGGGGTTTCGTGTGTGCCGCCGCGCCGTGGTCGCAGTCCGAGATTGCGGGTAATGTCGGTTTGCCCTTCGAGATATTGACGTAAGGCACGCGCCACAATCGCGGCCGCTGGTGTCGGTACAGCATCGCCATGTTCCAGGGCTTCAGCGGTCACTCTGATGGCCTCCAGTGGCTTCATGGCGGGTGCAGGTTGCCACCATGAGGGGTTCAGTGCATTTTGCATTGCGCGGCCTTTCTGATGGCTTTGGTGGCCAGGTCTGCGGACTCAGTCGCCAGCAGTTCGAGTTCGATGGAATACGCCAGGCCAATGGCACCAATGCCAGCGATAACCGCGGTCTCGGTCAGAATGGCCTCGTTGATGGTTTTGGCCGGCGCGCAAAACCAGGTCAAAAGCTGGCCACCGCCCAGGATGCCGATTACGACCAGGCCACGATTGGCAAGGTGCATCCGAACAGAACCAGCGCCATCCTGGTGGGCTTGCTTCGCCAGTCGGTTGAACTGGTGCAGCTCAGCGGGGGAGAGTATTTTTTCAAGTTTCATGATGGTAGTTTTAAAAATTTTTTTAAGGTGTTACTGTGTGGTGTCTTCATCTTGGAAACTGTCTTGACTGGATTCAGAATCAGATTCTTCGTCCGTGGCATCCATGGTTTCATTCACCAGTTTGGACGTGGATCTGATCCACTCGTTACGGGCAGAGGCTATGACCTGCAACACGGTGGCCTTGGCATCATCTGGTAGCGTTGGGCAGTCCCTGTTCAATGTGCTCTCCAGGTGCCAGAACCTGTCAACCACTGCGCCTGACACCAGGCCCAGCACGTCAGCCAGCAAACCGACCGGCGCGTACTCACCACGGGCGATGTCGTTTTTCATGTCCTGACTGATGCGCTGGCTGCGCGCCAGGGCTGCACGTTCTTGCACCAGGTCCAGCGAGCCATCGCCAATTCGTTCAGCCGCCTGTTCTCGTAGTCGTTGGCAATAGGCCAGGACCAGTTCACCAAGGCTTCCTGTGCGTGGAATCTTGCCCTCGTTCATAAGAGCACTGATGGCAGGCTGGGAGATGCCGACAANGTCCGCCAGCTCCTTTTGAGTGCATGTCATGGATAGATCAATGATCATCACATAACCCCTTTAAGAGCATCACGAAACAGTCCGACATCGCGGTGCGAATTACCCGCATAGGGGTTAGCCAGCAAGGACCCAAAAAGTTTTTGGGTCTTTTTGACTCGTTCTTGGGGCTTCCAGGCGCATAGACCCCCCTCGACAATGTCGACAGACTGGAATTGACTCGCTGGGTTTGTCGAGTCTGAGTTTCTTTTTCTGTATGGCGATATTGACGAGATTGACGAGAAATGAGTGTTCATGCGGGTTGCAGCGGTTTTTAAGGTACGTCATAAGGTGCGACATAAGGTTTGGGTAGTTTGGTGGTGGCTTTTGTCGTAGTAATGTCGTTAGTTAAATGTGTCTCTATAGCTTGTAGATATTCATATGTCGTCAATATCGTTTCTATCGTTCGCGAGTCGTTGGGTAGTAACGCTGCGCCACCCTGCCACCAGTGTTTTCATCGCGCCGCATCTCGATCAGCGGTGGGGCCATATTCAGCAGCAGCTCAAGCGCCTTCTTAACCTCGACCGTCTTGTTCCGATTCCAATGCTGCTGCAACTCCGACAGCTTGATGCCGGGTTGTTTGAGCACCTGGTCGGCCACGTCCTTGGTGAATGAATCCAGTTCATCCTCGACCTCACCGGTCAGAAAGATGTACTCAATCGAGCGATGCCAATAGTTCACCCAAGCCAGCGCCGCCAGCAGGTCGGCCGGGCTGATCTGAGTGCGTTTGGCCAGCAATGCAAAGATCATTGCCAGCATGCGTGCATAGACCTCGCTGCGGGCCATCAGAGACCCCGCCTTGCCCTCGCGGTCTTGGGTGATGCGTGGGTACAGATCGCACCAGACGGCACGCGCAGCGGCGCTCATGGTGACTTCGCGCACATTGTTCTGGTGTGGATCGCCTTGGGTCGCTTGGTCGATCGCGTCGGCTATCTGTGCGGCCATGTCATCCAGCACCGCCTCCGGGTGTTGGCTCGGGCAGTGGCACCAGCTTCGGGCGCAGCACATGCGCCACCAGAAACCGATTCAGCAAGCCGTTGGCCGCATCGTTCTCACAGCTTTTCTCGCGCAGCTCAAAGCCAGTGATGTGGCCGGACACGACAACATGCGGCCGGGTTGCCGTCATCAGTGTGCTCTTGGTCAACGGCTCAATGTCGCGGCCATCCCATAGGTTTCTGATGGTGCTCGACAGAATGTTGCCCTCGCGTTTGATCTGTGCCAGGACGTTGGCAAACTCTGACTCGATCACCATCAATCGCTTGTCCGGCACGCCGGGGTCGCCACCCTTGCCGGTCTTTTCGTCCGGCTCCTTGGGGTCTCTGATGGCGTAGGCCACCCCCTCGCCAGTGGACAGGCCACCGGCATGGATGCGCAGCCGGTCGTTGGAGTGATGCCGCGCCCGTAACATGGCATCGGCACGCTTGAAAATCTCGCGGGGCGTGTGCTCTGCGGTGCCTTTTCGTGCCTTGCCACTTTTGCCAACGATCAGCACATAAGGTCGCGCATGGATAACAGCGTCACCGATACGTTGGAACGCAACCCGACCAATGGCGCAACTGAACAGGCTCAGCACGTTGGCTGCCACTGCCACCGGATGTGCCTCTGAGTTGTCGGTTGCGGCCTCCACGATCGCCTTGAGGATGCCGGGGAACCCGTCCGGACTCATGACTGGTGGTGCCAGTGGCGAATCATCTGCTTTGGATTTTTTGGGTTCGTCCTGGTGGTGGCTGTAGTCCGGCATGTCAACATCAGGAAAGGCCGCGTAGTCCCAATGGCTGGCCACCGTGGCCTCGTATTCGGCCGGGTTTGTGCCGTTCATGCGTAGGCTCCAAGAATGTGATTGATGCGCCCGGATGCCGTCAACAGCCGCGCCTTGTCCTGGTCGCTCAGTTGCACGCCGTTGGCCACGTTGCAGGCTGCAACCGCCGCCAGGTTGGCTTCAAACTGCAGCACGTTGACTGCCAGGGCTGGCGACAGTGGTGCTGGCCTGCGGGGTGCATGGGGCTTGCCATCGTCAACCCAGGCGCCCAGCGCCTTGACTGCGTCGACAAACTCCAGGCCAAACTCAGCCATGTGATAGGCCAGGATGTCACCGCCTTTTGCGCCGCAAGCCATGCAAACAAACGCGCCGCGCTCGATGTGCACGCGCATGGAATCACTGCCGCCGTGAAACACGCAGCGGGTGGTTTTCCACTTGGACGAACGCGGCCCGGTCATGGTCAGGCCAGCGCCTTCGTAGTAAGCCAGCGGCTCGGGGAGGTTTTCGCGAATGAAGGTCACGATGCCGCCTCCAGTCTTTCATGGATGGCATCAAGCTGGTGCGAGACAGACCGTAAAACGACGCCGGTGTTATCCTCGTGGCAAGTCCATTCGGACCGTGCCTCTACCAAGCGGAAAAGCGATTCGCCAAGTTCGGGACTGACCTGCGCGGCCAAATCAATATCACCCAGGACGCGCCTTGCCTCGGTAGCAAAGGCACAGAGCTGGACAATTTGCGAAATGTTTTGGATCTGTGGCATCAGATCGTTCACCAGGTCGCTATGGGTTTGCGATTTCGTGCGGCTCATGATGCGGCTCATGATGCCGCCCCCTTCCAGGTTATGACAAATCGGTTGCAATGTCGGAGGNNTTTTTATCCAGCTCGTACAGAGAACGCGTTGCCATTCGGCTCAACAACCCAAGGTGAATACGGACTACAAAGAACTCTAGGCCATCGCTGTCAATGTCACAGTCGTGGGCTGAAATCAGCTCAAAGACCAAAGCGGCCGCGCCGGCTACATCCTTGACGTGGTCGACCAACTCACAAAGATCATGTGCCGACACTTTGGCGTCAGATGGCAGGTCATCTGGCGTCCATTTGAACGGTTGAAATGTGTAGCTGGGGAGGTTGGCATCAGCCGAAGACTTTCCATGAAGCACATATTGAGTTTTTTTGTTGACGTGTGCCATGGCTCAGGCCCTCCCATTCACTGTTTGAAGGCCAGGCTCAAGAATTGTCATTATTTCGTTCTTGGCTTGATCGCTTGGCATCTTCAACATCAGCTTGGCAATGCGCTTGTAAGCCGCATCCTGCTCGTTGATTGGTAGTCTCTGAATCGCTTGGACGATCAAATTCACCAGTTCAGAAACTTCGTAAATGGCTTTCATGCTGCCACCTCCATCGATGTCAAGATGTGGGCTTGCGCCCTGCGCATCCGCGACAGCGCCTGCGGTGCTTCGCCGCGTGCAACGTGCCAGGCTGCCGTGCTCAGTGCGTTGTGGGCGTGCTGGCGTGCCGCCATGTCGGTGCTGGCCAGCGCGGCCTGCGCCGCGTCGACCAGATGGCCGGGCAGGTAGCTATCGCCGCTGTATGGGCGTTGGCCCGGCGTGACTTCGGCCAGGATGGCGCGAAGTGCGGTTTCAAGGGTGCCCAGGTTGGGCGTGGTGGGGGTGTTGACCGTGGTCATGGCTTTGGCTCCTACAGGAACTTCAAAAACCATCTGC